TCCAATAGCCATGTTATTCTCCTAGAATTGATAAAAATAAAGTTTATCGCTTTGGTTAGCCAGACAAAAAACTGGGCCAGTGCTTGCTATTTACGATAGCCAAACGACAAGACAACTTGTGTGAAGGGTTGCGAATGCAATGAGCCTTGGACAATTTTTAGCATATTATGCAAATTTGTGCAAGTATTTTGTGTAAAAAGCAAAAAAAAGACCCACCGAAGTGGGTCAGACACGAACTACGGAGTTATTATGTACCAAAATTCTCCTGGAACATTCTTTCTACTTTCTTGCGATATCCTGGATCTGTTTGATATTTAGGATCGCCTACCATAGAATAAAGTTCTTCTTTAGATATCGCACCTTCTATTGGCGCACTTTCTGTAGGAACTCTACCTTCGTAAGCAGCTCTAAGTTTTTCTAGGGCAGCAATACCTTTAGCGGTACCACCCATATACTTGAACTCCTCAAAGTCATCTTTACCCCAAACGCCTTTATTAACTAAACCACTTGCCCACTTAACCATGCCATTAATACGAGCATCAGCATTAGGACCTAGTGCTTTCTTTTCTTCTGCTAAATTCACAGAGCTAGTTTGTTGAGCTTCGAATCCCATTTCAACAACCTTACCTACAAGATCATCTAATGCTGCTTGGCTAACACCATATTCCTTAGCCCAAGATATAACGTGATTACGTACGGGATCTTCTGCTGGAATATCTTTAAATGCAGCAACATCATAGTTACCATCTGCTGGTGCTTTGTGTTTGCCTTGTGAGATTTGTTTTCTAAGATCAGACCATGATTTAGCTAACGCTTGAACATCTGGTGCTGCTTCGTCTTTTTTCCAAAAGTTCTCTGGCCACCAATCTGGTCGTTCTAGCGGACCATCATCATCTTCGTCATTACTTTCTAAATGTGATATTTCCGCTTTTTGTGGATTTGATTCTACTGCTTCTGTTTCAACTGATGCACTGTCGAGTAGGCCAGTTTCTTGAGAATCATTCTCATTTCCACTAGGCTCGATGTTGTCGTCTATCATTACATTTTCCTTGCTCTAATTAACTTTGCTTCAATGTCTCTCACTATACTATTCTGACCTTCTCGATAGTATGCATAACTTGAGTCGCTACCAGGCAAAGCAACTGGCTGCTCTAAAACTGTTTGACGTAACCACGCCAACAGCTTCTGTCCATCTTCATTACCAAAAACTCTTAATGCTAATCTATCTAAATCTTCTCTTGCTTGTGCTACATCTCTTACATCTAACGGAAGTGCTTGATCTAAATCTTCCCATCCAGCCATTACATCATTCCTTTGCTTGCAGCTTCAATCATACCAGGTACTGCTTCAGGTGCTTGTTGCGCCATTTGCTGTGCAGCATCTGCCATTTGTTGAGCCATCATTTGTCTTTCTTCTTGAGTGTTACGTATCTTTTGTGGGATACCTAACTTCTCAGCAATGTAATCCATCATAGCATCAGTCTTTAATGTCATCTGTGCTTGTGGTCCAGCTTGTTGTACGATCTGTGCATATTGCAATACGTTCTGCACATCTTCCATACTTTGAGCCATAGCAAGTGGTGCAACTGCTGATACTTTAATCTCAAGTCCATTGACTTTAAGAGGAAGATCAATAAGACCTCTTTGATCCATGACTCTTAGAATCTTAGTAACCAATGGTATCATTGTTTCATTGATAAGTCTACCGAAGGCTGACCCTAGGTTTTGTGATAACTCTTTCATACGTTCTACAACTTCTGTAGCAGAGCGAGCTGACATATTGTCTGGTGGTAATGACTCATCAAGTAAGATACGTTTAATGCTCATACGTAGATCATTCATAATGATTTGTGATACATTGAAGTCACCAGCACGAGCTAATGGTCTTAATGACTCACCTTGTGGGCCACCATTACGTGCTACTGGAATAATAGCGCCAGGAATAATCTTCACTGTATTAGGATTCAATACACCATCATCTGCTGCGGTATATACACCAGCAATAGCAAGTGAAGCATTTTTAAGTAATAACTCTAGTGTTTTATTTAAAGTCTTGATGTCTGGCAATGCAGTAATCAATGGACCACGACCATAAATCTCACCCGCTACTTTTGCATAGCGTGATACAATCCATGGGCTTTCTTCCATACGTCTATAGACTAATTCTTTTTTAGACTCTTTATGAATCACATGATAGCAATAGTCACCACGCTTTTGATCTAATACTGTAGCCTCAATAAACTCTAAATCTTCTGTAGGCTTTTGATCTATTTTCTTTTGTAGATCATCTGGTATATTAGCATCTGGCCATTGACGCATAATAGATTCACCTTTAAGACGCATACGTCTATATACATTATCTACTTGACCATTAGCACCTTCTTCAAATGATACTAAGAATTGTGGCACAGGAATAAAGTTAAGTGGATTGACATCATCACCTGGCTGTACCATCATCACAGCAGTACCTACAGATAGATCAAGTAAGAACTCACCAATCGCAATATCAAAGTTAGATTGCTTGAGTGCTGCAAATAATTTATCTGAGTAAATATCTAATGCAGCTTGTGCTTCTTCTTTGCGATCCTCAGGAATATCTGGTCCTGGTTCAAGTCTGCACCATTTACGTTGCGGTGGGAATATACCAGACTGCATACGATTAGCAAATCGTTGTGTAGAGTTAATGGCTGTAGAATCGAATACACGATTCATTTTCTTTTGGCCACCTACCTTGCCTTCATAGTAACCATCATAAAGATTACGTTGTGGCAATGCAAATTCATAGCATTCTTCGTATAGACTTCTAAAGTCCTCTTTTCTAGTAAGTGCTTTATCGTGTCTCTTTAAAACATCCTCTGCGGATAATCTCATCATTTCTGCCATATTTAATCTTTCTTATGTCTATTTGCAAAGTTTCTCGCTGCTTCTTTACTGCCAAATCCCCAAGCTTTTAATGCTAACTTTAATCTTGTGGGTCTACCTTTTTCATCTACCAACGGACCATCCATTCCACCAAAGCGAGCAGCAAAAGACACACGCCTATGATTAGTACCGCTCTTGATTGGTGCTTGTAGATTTCCGCCCTCTTTTTTTTCAAAATACTTTCTTCCAGCTTCATTTAAGCCACCTTTAGGATTTTGATGTTTTTTTAAAGTCATTATTCATACCATTCTAAATGTAAATATGCCATGTGATCTGTTCCGTTCACATTAGTTAATCTAAATAAATAGGTTGTTAATGGAGCTAATATTTGTTCTGTTGTACCAACAATACCACCGCCAGCTTTCTTTCCTGTACCTCCAGGAATAAACTCAGCTTCTAACAATGTACCTAGTGATGTTACTGTAGGATTAAGTAATATAGCACTAGCACTTGTAGTTGCAATCGTTCTGTTACGAGAGAATGATGACAATGTTGTACCACCAGTAACTACAGCACCTTCATATAAATATATTTCTGCATCACCACCACAGTTGGCATCATAAACAAGATGTGGCTTAATACCACTTGCCCATGCTATTGCAATATCAATACTTGCACCAGAAACAAGTTTAGTTGCATCTGGATATAACTTATACGCATAAAAAGCTCTGCCTTCATGTAGACGTAAATGATTAACGTCTATTATTGGGAATGGTTTATCAGAACTAGCAATATAACTTATGCCATCTTTATCCACATAAGCTGGATTAACATGCCTAGATTTGGTAGTGTCAGATTCACGAAGGATATTAATTGCCATTAAGCTTCTTCATCCTCTGGCATTTCTTCTTCCATATCTTTTTCTTTAGCTTGCTTAGCTAATAACTTCATTACAAAAGCTGCAAGTTTTTTATCTTTAAGATCTTCTGATTCTAGTGCAATAGATACTTCTGCTTTCATTTGTTCCTCGCTGCTCTCATGTTATCAACTAAATTAGGATAAGGTCTGCCAGCTTTCTTAGCCATCTGTTTAGCTGCTGCTTTTTCCATAGGCGTTAGTTTTTTAGACTTACCTAAACTTTTTGGTCTTTCCTTTTCCCAGACTTCTTTCATTTCTTTTTAGCCATTCCAGCTTCGCTCATTGCGATTGCAACAGCTTGCTTTTGTGACTTAACGACTGGACCACCTTTGCCTGAATGAAGTGTACCTTTTTTATACTCACGCATAACTTTCTTTACCTTGGCTTGCATTTTATCTTCTTTCATTACATGCCTCCGCCTAGTGATGTATCTGAACCTAAACTATCCATAGTTGAAGTAGATAATAGTGATGCTGATCTTCCACGTCTAGCACGTCTAAATGCTGCTGCTTTTTCTGCTTCTGCACGCGCTGGTGCTGGCTCAGCAACTTTTGGTGCTGGTGGTGGTGGAGGTGGTGTTGCTGGTGCTGCTGGTTTACTACCTGTGATTTTTGCGACTGTTCCGCCCATATTATAATCCTCCTGATGAACCTAGTGTCTCAATGCCAGTTTCTGGGTTAAGACGTTCTTCTGCTAATAATGCTCTCGCACCTCCGCGTCTGCGAGCTTCACGCTTTGTTGCTAAATCTTCGGCAAGCTTACGTTTATCTTCTTCTGCTTGCGCTCTTAGTCTGTCTGTTTCAGCTTGTTGCGCTCTGATCTGAGCTTCAGCTGCTGAAGTATCTGGTTTTTTTGGTGACAGTATACTACCCATCATAGTCTCCTAAATAATGTATAATCGTATTTATCTGCGCTATAACGTAACATATTACATTCTGGAACAAAATCTAACGCTTTAGCCCAAGACATAGCACGAGTATCTGAGGTTTTAACAGTAATTTGAACTCTGTGCAAGTGAAATAATATCTCAGCGATATCAATAAATGTTAATCCAGCCTTTGTCATAGCTATTGGATATCTACGAGATTGCTCTGACAGTAGTGACCAGAACTCTGCCACACCTTTCCACATAATAGATGCACCAAAGATGGCTACGGGTTTACCATAAATAAATGCTGTAATGGTAGGGCCACACTCTGCCTGATGATTTATCATGCGTTTAAACTCATCAATACTAATAGCTTTTTGAGTTTTGAGTTCAACACAATCTAATTCATCTAAATGCGTTTGCATATAGGGAAGATAATAACCACCCTTGACATGTGGCATATGAGATAGGATTTGTTTGTAATCAGTCGAAAACATTAAAGTCAGACTTAGCTACAGTTTGAGCAATAATCGTAGAAGCTGATAATGGA